AGCTCCAGTATGTGTGCTGGGAATGCAGGTTCGAATCCTGTCAGAGGAAATAAGCTCTTGAAGCTTTAGTGGTGAAGCAATTCTCTCTTAAAGAATAGAAGGTGGTTCAACCCCACCCAGGAGTACCTATGTACAAACTTAGTTCAAACTACAATAATGAAGAGAGTGTTACTACCATTGCTGTCTTTGACAAAGAAAGTTTTGATATCTTGGAAGCCACATTAGATATGATGGCAAGTTTGTTGAAAGTTCCTTTGTTATTGGTTGGAAAATTTTGAAATATGCCTCCAAAACATAGAAAGCGATGTTCCCGTCTTTTAAACGGGAGAGGATGGCGCACGTCCATCTGGGGGTACTATTGAGTAGTGGCAGAGAGGCTTATTGCGCTTGTTTGCTAAACAAGAAGCTCGAAAGGGCACACAGGTTCGAATCCTGTCTACTCAGCTATGTGTCTGTGGCAGATGTGGTCAATGCGCTGAGTTGAAGCCTCAGTAATGCTGGTTCGATTCCAGTTGGACACACAAAACCCAAGCTATAAAAACAGCCCTTTAGTGTAGTCTGGTCTATCACGATGGACTTTGAATCCATAAACCCTAGTTCGAATCTAGGCGGGGCTTCTTTACAGGACTTTACAAATTACTTAGGAGAAAAACTTTGGATAAAAAACGGTTTGACGAATGTCTACAGTTTTACTATGGCAATGGGCGTGGAAAATTTTGGGTAGAAAAAGCAAAAGAATGGGAGTATGATAGTAAAGAAACATTACGCTCCCAATTCCACACAGAAAGAGAGAAGAGAAACTTACCTACAAAAGAACAAAAAGAAAAGGGGATTAATTACATACGCAAGGGTGGAATCAAGAAAAATAAAGATAGAGTATCAGAAAAACTTTTGGAAATGTCTGATGAGCAAAGCTGGGATGAGGAATTCTTACTTAGAGCTCATGGCTTTGACCCTGAAAAATTTGAGATAGTAACAGTACAAAACGAGTTAGCAGAATCAGAGTGGACATATGGAGAAGCTTTCAGGTTCTCTAGCAAAATTTCTGCTAAAATCAAAGAAGTAAAGATTACTCACGTTGATGTAGCGAAAATTTTCGCAGAGCTACCAGCACCAACACATCCAAAAGCTGGAAAGATGCAATCTTACAGTCTGGATGGAAAGGTATTAGAAATAAATCTAGCTGACCTTCACTATGGAGCACTTCTCGTTAGTGAAAATTTGACGTATAAAGAGAAGGTAGAGAAATTAGTAGAAGAGATTATTGCTAGAGTAGGTTCACAAAAGATTTCAAAGATTTACTTTGTGCTAAATGGAGATACTCTTCATTTTGACACTGCAGGAAAAACAACATCGAGAGGAACTCCAATCTTTACGGTAGGGTCTTCACCACAACAGCTTTTCAAAGAGGTTATAGACCTAATTATTTGGGCTATACTGAGACTATCTACCTTAGCTCCTGTGGAAACTTTTTATATTAAAGGTAACCATGATGCTTTACTCGGGTATGCTCTGATTGTGGGGTTGGAACTTTATTTTAGAAATAACGAAAGAGTTACCATTGACACGAATGATGCTGGTCGTATTTTTAGGCTAATCGGCGTTACTCTAGTTGGTTGGACACACGGAAATATGCCTAAGAAGAACCTATTACATCTTCTGCAGACAGAGTGTAGAGACCTTTGGGGTAAGTCAAAGTATGCTGAACTGCACATAGCACACTACCATCATGAGGTTGGCTCAGAAGAAAACGGGCTTATGCTGAGATATCTAAACAGCACCATATCTCCTGATGGTTGGCATTTTGATAACGGGTATACAGATTCTTCTAAGGCAACAAACTGTTTCTTGTGGGATTTAGAAACAGGACTAGACAGTACTTGGACAATCTACGTATAAGGAAGGTACAAATGAATTTTGTAGAGAAAGCTATTTCCTGGTTTTTGCTTGGGTTAGCGGGTTTTTTCCTCTGTTCGCTTTCCTTTTCTCTTGTAGATTTGGGGGAGAGTCTTGTAGAAATAAACAAAGAGAGGATAGCTATTATTGAAGATAAGCTTTCGGGAGTAGAGAACACCCCATGGTTATACGAAGATTACCCAGAAGGATTTTGTGATTTCTTCGTTGGTGACTGGATGATTTATGGTGAGATTTTCACAATCGACCCAGAGACTTGTTCTGGAAGAACATCTTCATTTGCAATAAAGATAGACCCTAATCCAAACATGCCTTGGTATTCCTCTCCCGCAACTTTTTGTGGGGACTTTGGGTGTATTTCTCACCCTATCCGTGTTGAGGATGGAAAGATGTTTGATATCTTCTACGGATATTTTGAGGCAGAAAGGATAAACTAATGGGATACTTTTCTGGCTGGGGAATAATTGCTTCTTTTGTTGTTACTATGTTTATCCTAACGAGCAGTATCTTTTATTTACTTCTAAATCGATTAGTAAAAAACTTGGATAGGGTAAATAGGAATTTAGATAGAATTGCTGATAGAGTAGGAACACTTAGTAGGAGAAATTACTAATGAGTAGCTTGCGTAGAACTAGATATAATGAAAAACCAGCTTGGCAGTGGGGCAAATACGGAAGACCGTTTGTTTATGAAGAGGGGGATGAAGACGCTCAAAACAGAGCCAAGAGATTGGCAATAAAAGATGGTAAGAAACAAGAGCGGAGAAAAAGAGAGGCAGTAGGTCATAATGACTAAATGTCCAGACTGCAAAGAATGTATGGATATGACTTTTCTAATGGGGGTCAGAATGTACTACTGCTTACTTTGTGGTACGTGGTGGCATAGAACTTTGGAAGGTCTTACTAAGGGCAGACCGGAGACAAAATGAATGTATAGTTTTCTTTCTAAAGAATTAAAAAATGGGCAGTGGCGTTGCCTATATTGCGAAAAACTTCATCAGACACAAGATGAGGTTTTTTCGTGTTTAACAGAGCATGAGCTTGTCTTAGTTCCTTTTTCTAAGCAAGACCTCAACAGGCTTTATATGTTTCTCCACAGAAAAGATGAAGACCTGCTTACAAAATCACTTGTGAAAGTTATATCCAGATACCATAGAAATATGAGAAAAACTGAATAAAACGTGCGCAAACAAGTAAAATATGATATAATCAAGGAGTAAAACATTGGAAACTAGTCCCACTTTTTCCGCAGTACAATATCAACCAACCACGGAATTTGCTAAACAAATTCCACCCAAGGAGGAAGACCATTGCCCAGAATGTGGTTCTGGTGCTTTAGCTCGACAAGGTAGATGTTCAACTTGTAGCAATTGCGGGTGGTCTAAATGTAGCGTATGACATATAACCCAGCTAGATGGAAGAAGCAAAGAAATTTAGTTCAATATCGTGAAATGTCAGATGAAGAATTTTTTGAGGCTATGAGAGAAAGGGATGCGAGAATAGCAAGTGAAAAAGTAGAACCAATTTCAGAAGCTTCTCCGACAGCATTTCTATATTTTGAGAAAAAAGTAGAGAAGAAGAAACAAGAGTTAGCAAATGATTATGACCTTACTGGAATGAAAGCTAACGACATTGAGGTAGTAAATGCTTTATGCAGAGCCTATGTACAGTTAGAAGATTTACAAACAAGATATTTTTATTTGACTAATGCAGACTTTGCAGATAATTTTGACTCAGTAAAAACAATGATGGAGCTTATCAAGACTTTGAATGCTGATATCTCCAAGATGCAAACAGACTTAGATATTTCTCGCAATAAAAGAAATAAAGATAAAGATGCTTCTGTAGTGTCTGCTATAGAAGAATTAAAGGCTAAAGCAAAGAAGTATTACGAAAAGGTAATGATGTATGTGTATTGCCCAGAGTGTAGAATGTTGATTGCTACTATCTGGTTCTTGTACCCAGAAAAAGAAAACATTCTTAACATGACCTGTGGAAGAGAGCACGAAGATGATGGTAAGACCGTTGCTTGTGGACACAAACTTGTAATCACCAGTAAAGAGTTGTACGACAAACGGGGGACAAACCATCCAGAGGGGTTTAAATTCTAATGCCAATACAGGAAATACCAAAACATGAGGATTTTTACTTACTAGAGGTTATCAGACACCCTGCATTTTGCTGGGAGTTTGTGCAGAACATAGATAAAGCAGAATCCGATGAACAGTTTGAATTTACAGATTACCAGAGGGAATTCGTATGTGATTTTGCTACATACGTTTCCTTAGTTTGTGGACGTGCTACCGGAAAATCTGAGGCTATCGCCGCAATTCTCACTTGGTTAGTTCTTAATAATGTTTTCCCAGATGATTACACTGTATATTTTGTTCCAAACAAGTCACAACTTGACCCTGTATGGAATAGAACGGTAAGACTTTACAGATACAACAGCTTACTAAAGCACTTCATTACAGCCAAGGCTGGTATCAACAGCGGTGAACATAAGGTTACTCTACTAAATGGAGCAATCCTTATGATGAGACTTGCTGGTACTAAGGGGGATGGAGCTAACGTAATTGGTTTGCATACGCCTTTTTATATCGTGGATGAGGGTCAATCCTTTCCATGGGGGACTTGGCTAGAGGCTGAACCAATCTTCAACACTTGGACAGCAGGTGCTAGAAAAATGGTGTCTGGAGTACCTAACGGATTTCGAGAGAAGAACGTTTTGTACTTTGCTGATATGGAAAGTGACTCGTATACTAAGCACAGAATTCCTGCGCACAGAAACCCGAGGTATTCTCCTGATGATGAAATACGTAACGTTGAACTCTACGGTGAACCTGACGCAGACGACTACATCCACTATGTTCTCGGTAGACACGGTAAGCCAACGTTTGCTGTATTTGATAGAGCTCTCATGGAAATGAAGAGTTACCCAGTATACAAGCTAACCTTAGATGGGTTGACCCTAAAAACTTTAGACGAGTACATTGAAAGACTTTCAGCAATTCCTATCTTAGGAAAGAATGAACAAGCAATTTTCGGGGTAGACTTGGGGTATACAGACCCGACAGCTATTTATATTTTGAGACTAAATAGTAAAGACCAATTCCAGTTCCACGCAAAAATACAACTGAATAAAGTTAAATACCCTGTGCAGACCCAGATAATCGATTACCTAGATTCTAAGTTTAGACCACTTATTATAGGGATAGATGAAGGGCATGCAGGTATTGCCGAAATCCAAAAGTTACTTTACGATGAACGTTTTGCTCACAAGAAGTACTTAGACAGGGTAGTTCCAGTGCAGTTTACATCTAATATAGTTATTGGATATGATGAAGAAGGAAAAGAAATTACAAGAAAAGCGAGACCTTACGCTATTGTAGTTATGCAGACATATGCTAATGAGCATAGAATAGTGTTCTCCACTAATGACTTGGAGACAGTAGCAGAACTAGAACGTATGGTTTATGTTCGTACCCCTTCTGGAAATAAGGTATACAAGACGCTTACACCAGGTGGTGGAGCAAAAGGTGCAGACCACTTTACGTCAGCCCTTCTCTGTGCTACCCTTGGTTGGTATCTAAAGCATGAAAGTTTACTAAATGTAAAGAAGAAACAAAAGAAGCTACTCATGGGTGGGTGGCTGGGATAAACAATGACACCTGCAGAAATAAAAGTACAACAAAAAAGTAGGGAAGAGAAAAAGAAGGAAGATTTTTCGGGCAAACTGATAAACCAATCAGCAAAATCACTCTATTCGTATGCTTCTACAGAGAACCCTTGGACACCAGATGATGTAGATAAGTTTGGTATGCGGGGAGTAGAGTCTGCAGAAGATTACCATAAAGTAGTAAATTCTTGTCGGTTCTTTTACAGACGTGACCCTCTAGCCTCTATTGTAATCAATAGAATGGTAGAACTTTCTATTAATAGTCTACTGCTATCAAAGAAAGGGATGAAGAGTACAGAGTTTGATATCTATGAGAGCATACTTCCAGACCTTCAAGAGTTTCTGGAATCTTGTGCTGTGGAGTATCTAGTCTCTGGTTTAGTTATGCCTAATGTTGAATTTAAGAAGTACACAAAGAGAGATTTAGCGGTACATGGTATCAAGTATAAGTCTTCTCTAATTCTACCTGACTACTACTGGCTAAGAGACCCAGCGTCAATTATTATCAATGTTCCTTTTGCTAAAGAAAATCCATCCTTCTTTGTAAAAATACCAGAAAGACTTAGACACTTCATTCAAAACAAGGGTGTATATCCTGACCTTACAGATGATAAGAAGCTATACCAACAAATTGTAAAAGACTATCCAGAGTTAATAAAGGCAGTAGAAACACACGAACCATTACCGTTGCCAGAAGATGTTTTCTATATCAGACGCAGATTTTTGTCAGATTCTCCGTATCCTGTGCCATTTCTGTACTCTGCTCTTGAGTCTATGAAGCACAAAAGAAACCTAAAGAGAATGGACTACTCTGTTACTTCTCGGGTAATTTCTGCTATCCAACATTTCAAGGCTGGAGACAAAGACTTTCCTCTGGTTGATGAAGATGATACTCAACTAGAATCCCTGAGAGAGCAAATAAAATGGCGTGATTCTAACGGGATGGATATTGAGAGAATCTTCCAGTTATTTACAAACCACACTGTAACAATTGAATGGGTATACCCAGATACAAAACTTCTTTTAGATAACACAAAGTATGCCTCTGTTGACTCTGATATTGTTATTGCTTTGGGCTTCCCAAGAATTCTATTGACAGGTGAAACAGAGAGAAGTGGTACTTCAAACTCAAGTGTAGCTGTGGTTGCTCCTACTAGAACCATGGAAAATATGAGAAATAAACTCATAAAAATTGCTCGTGATGTTCTCTTTGATGTTGCAGAAAAGAATGGTCTAAAGTCTTTACCTAAGATTCGACTAGCTCCAATCAACCTTTACGAGTTCAAAGACTTTATTGCAGGTCTCCAAGAGTTATACAAGACAGGAAACCTTTCAAGAGAAGACTACTCAAGCGTATTTGGTTATGAGTTTGAAGAGACTGCAGGTAAAATTCAGGAAGAGCAAGAGCTTATTGAGGAAATGGGTATACCGGAGTTCTCTCCAGTGCCATTCTCTGAAAAGCCAGGAGCTACCGATACGGGGAAAGATGAGACAAAAACAGAGCCTGGGTCTTCCACAAACTAATTTTTTGGGGCTAAATCGGACTAAAAAGACCAAAATAGTGAGGTTATAAATGAAAAAGAGCGCAAAAATGCAAAGTGTGATACAATTAATGGAAGATGAAGAAAGAAATATTGCATTTGCTGCAAAAAATCTTAACCCCTTCATCACCTACATTAAGTTTGTACTCACTGACGATTTGCCTAACGGTAATAACCAAAGAGTTCCACAATCAGAGTTTGCAAGTTTAATCTCCAGCGGTATTTTTATGCCTATCAAGATGGCTCTAGGAAGAATTGAGCAGGGTCATGATAATGCAAGTGCTGTTGGTGTGATTGTAGGACTAAAACACGTTGATAATAAAATAGTTGGTACAGCAGTTCTATGGGAAGATGAAAGAGAAGCTGATGTAGCACTAATTAAAAAACGTTATGCAGATGGTGAAGAAATAAACCTTTCTTGGGAACTTGTGCATGCTGACTCCAGCATCGATGAAGAGACTGGAGTACAGGATTTACTTGGGTGCATGTTACTAGCTACGACAATAGTAGATAGCCCTGCATATATGGGAAGAACACAAATTACCGAAGTAGAGGCTAGTACTACACAAACAACGGAGGATAAAACCGTAATGGACGAAAAAGAAATTAAAGCCCTTCAAGAATCACACGCAGAACAAGCTGTGACAATTGCTGGACTCACAGAAGAAGTTGAAGCTTTGAGAGAGAATCAAGTAACTCCTGAGATTGAAGCAGAGCTTACTGAACTTCGTGATTTTAAAGCCGAGTCAGATGCAGAGAGAGTTGCGGCAGAGAAACTTGATGCTATCGTAACTAAGTTTGCTGAGGCTGGGGTTGAAACAGGCGATACATATTTCGCTGATAACAAAGATATGCTTTTAGCATTTGAAGATAAAGCTCTGGACTTTATGATTGCACAGCTAGTAGCTTCTCAAAAGACAGAGGAAACTCCATCTGGAGAAGAAGAAAAAGAAGAGGCTTCAATTACACCTAATATCCCAAATGACGACAAACCTTCTGGGAAAGAGGATAAATTGAACGCTATTCAACTAGCGAAAGCTTTCAAGAAAGCCGAGTAAGGAGAAAATAACTTATGGGTGTCGAACTCAACAAAATTAATGATATTAT